AATGTTGATGATACTGGAAACACTTTTGCTGGTGTTCTTAACGGAAGCCTAAAAGTGTATATCGATCCATATTACGCAAGTGTGTCTACAAGACCTACAGGCGTGACAGCTGGTGAAGGATATTGTACAGTAGGGTATAGAGGATCTAATCCTTTTGACGCTGGTGTATTCTATTGTCCTTATGTACCATTGCAAATGGTTCGTGCAGTTGGCGAAGATACTTTCCAACCAAAAATCGGATTCAAAACTAGATACGGTATGGTTTCAAACCCATTCGTAGGTTCTACTCCGGCATCTGGATTGGCAGCTACTTCTACCAACTCTTACTACAGATCATTCGAAGTGTTAAATCTTCTATAAGTCGTAGTAATTCTAAATCATAATCGATTTCAAAGAGCCCTTCGGGGCTCTTTTTTTTGTTATAAATATACTATAGAGAAGTCACGAGGACAACTCACACACATACACACAGGAGGATATCATGTCCGATTCAAAATCAGGGTTCGAAATTAGAGCCGATTTACTGTCACAAGCACAAGGTTTACTTGAAATGAATGCACAACGCAAAGTTGATGCACATTATTTTAATGTAGATAACAAACTTGAAGCTGGTGGATTGCCAGTAATAGAAATTACTGCAGATGAAGTCATTGAAACTGCAAGACAGTTAAATGAATTTGTAAATCAAAAATAAGTAAATTTCAGGGAGAGTTCATTCTCTCCCTGTTATAAATACTAGTATGGACGATAAAGATTTTCAATCATTTTGTACTAGAATGTGGTTAGATAACGAAGATGAAAACCTTAGCCCGCATGCGGCGAATAATAGAATGACCAGAGAAGAATACATAGAAAGATGGTATGACTGGTTATTAGAAAAATGGCAAAATAAATAACTATAAAAATATGGAACAAAAATACATAGAATCCGATCATAAAAACCACAAATATACAGGTTGGTTTTATGATCATATAACAAAAACATTTTATAGATGGAATGATTTTATAAAGGTAGTAAAAGAACATGGCAACAGCTAATTGGCAGGCGGATCAACCGACAAATTTAAATTATCTATCACCGATTAATTTTGATTTTCAAATCAATAAACTTCCGAAAGTTAAATACTTCTGTACAGGAGTAACACTTCCGGGAATTAACTTTAGTGAAGCTGTACACAACACAACACTAGCAATACAATCATATTTACCGGGTGATAATATCGTGTTTGATCCATTAACAGTAACATTCATTGTAGATGAAGATATGACAAACTATCAAGAAATCTATAATTGGATTATACAATTAGGACCGGGTTACGATACAGATGATTTTAAATCACTAGTAAATGCGAAACAAACATCTACAGGTAAATTTAGTAACGCTAGTTTTGAAGATATGTATTCAGACGCGACAATACTAGTTAACACTTCTTCCAACAATGCGAATGTAGAATTCATGTTTGAAGATTGTTTCCCAACTTCACTAGGTAATATCGAGTTCTCCACTCAAGGTGAACAAGAGTACGCGACCTGTGATGTAACGCTTAGGTATACACTTTTTAAAATAAAAACAAGTACTTAACCTTGACAAATCAGCGAAAGCTGTTATAATTATAGTATGACTTTAAAAGAAATTCAAGAAATGTGGAAGATAGATTCTGTAATTGATGATATCGAATTAGACGCATCCTCACTCCAAGTACCCAAGTTACACGCCAAATATGCTGAACTGTTATCTAACAAGAAACTAGAAGTTATTCGTTATGAAAGACGAATGAAAGAACTAGATAAAGATAAATGGTTATGGTATGGTGGTAAAATGTCTAGAAGCGACATTGAAGACAAAGAATGGGATTATGATCCTTTCAATGGACTAACAGTCTTAAAATCTGATTACCCTAAATTTACAGGTGCTGACAAAGATATACAAGACTTAAACGATAGACTTCAATATCTACGCGTCACAGTAGAATTCCTACAAGACGTAGTTTCTCAAGTCACTTGGAGACATCAAACAATAAAGAACATTATAGAATGGCGAAAATTCATGGCCGGCTCGTAGTCGCTAAGAAAGACGAAGTTTACCTTTCAATTTCCACAGAAGACTCAATTAGAAAAGAACTTTCAGAGTTCTTTAAATTTAAAGTGCCTGGTGCTGAATTCATTCCAGCTGTTAGGAGAAGATTTTGGGACGGATACATTCGTTTATTCAATCTAAATACCAATCAAATCTATCTAGGTTTATACGATTATCTCAAAGAGTTTTGTGATGAACGAGGATATAGTATTGAAGGATATGAAAAAGATACTGATATTTTCACTATTGAACGATATGAAGAAATAGTCAAAGATATTCCTTTAGAACTTAGAGATTATCAAAAAGAAGCTATAGCATACGCCGCTCACAATCAAAAATGTATATTAGTATCTCCGACTGCCTCAGGTAAGTCATTGATGATATACAGTCTTATACGATACAATTTCTTAAAGAAGAATAAGAAAGCTTTAGTAATCGTACCAACAACTTCACTAGTAGAACAAATGACGAAAGATTTTCATGATTACGGATTCAAAGGTGATATAGCTAAAATCTATGGTGGTGACAAAGGCGCTGATGCACCGATAGTTGTTACAACATGGCAATCAATGATGAGGATGCCCAAAGGATTCGGAAATCAATTTGGTATGGTCATCGGAGATGAAGCACATTTATTTCAAGCTAAATCATTAAGTAAGATAATGGAATCATTAACAGAAGTTAAATACAAGATCGGAACAACAGGTACATTACAAGACACACAGACACATAAATTACAGTTAGAAGGTATGTTCGGACCTGCTTATTTTGTTACAACATCAGCTGATCTTATGGCTGAGGGTACATTAGCTCAGTTAGATATACAAGCTTTAGTATTATCTTATTGTGAAGAAGAAAGAAAATTAGTAAGTAAAATGACATATCAAGAAGAAATGGATTGGATTGTTAGAAACGAGAAACGAAACGGATTTATAAAGAATCTTGTTAATGGATTGAAAGGTAATACATTGGTATTGTTTCAGTTTGTTGAAAAACATGGTAGACCGTTATACGCGTCTTTTTCTGAATTACTAGCTAATGATACTACTGATCGAAAAATATTTTTCGTTTTTGGTGGTACTGATACTCTAGATAGAGAGAAAGTAAGAGAAATCGTAGAGAAAGAAGACAACGCTATTATCATAGCTTCTTTTGGTACATTCTCAACTGGAATTAATATAAAAAGACTACACAATATCGTGTTCGCGTCTCCTAGTAAGAGTCGAATAAGAAATTTACAGTCAATTGGTCGTGGTTTAAGGAAAACAGATGATAAAGATAGTGTGACTCTTTATGATATAGCTGATGATCTCTCATGGAAGAAAAACTTGAATTATACATTAAACCACTTTTCAGAAAGAATAAATATATATAGTAAAGAGAATTTTAATTACGAAATACATTCAGTAAGGATACCCGCCAATGTTCACAGAAAATAGTACACAATATCAATTCATAAGATTTAAAGATGGAAAAGAAGTGTTTGCGATGGTGAGAGAAGTAGATGATGTAGTTGAATTACATTTTCCTATGAATGTACAGCTACAACCAGCTCAAACAGGTGGAGTACTTGTACACTTGGGTCCACATATTCCCTTTACAAAAGATGATTACATAACAGTTGATCATACGGCGATTCTTTATAGAACGAGTATATCAGATCAGTTCATTGATTTTTATGACGAGGCCTGTACAGCTTGGTTAGATATTAGAGATAATGAAAAAATAGAGATTAAATCATCAAAACAAGTATTCAAAGAACAACAAGAAACAATTCAAGAGTTAGTTAAAAAGAGATTCGATCAAGTAGATTTTCGTGACGAATTGGATCAAATGATAGAAGATTTTGAAGAAGAAAAGTTTAGAATTAGTCAAAATGAAGAAGGTCCTGACCCGGACGATACTATCCATTAGTATATATATTCATTCCTTCTCAATACTACATATTTATTTTAACACGACAATGCGAATCGGTCAAGGAAAAAATGATAAAAAGATGAAATTAAATTTAAATTGGCGAAAAACCTTGACAAATCAACAAAAGCTGGGATAATATATATATGGCTAGACAAAAAAGACAAACGAAAGCGTCAGTTCATTATGTGAACAACAAAGAATTTACAGCAGCGATTATTGCTCACAATAAAGCTTGTGAAGAAGCATCAGACTCTGGTGAAGACAAACCTAGAGTTTCAGAATACATTGGAGAATGTATTTATAAGATAGCGACTAGACTTTCAACAAAACCGAATTTTATAAACTATTCATATCGTGATGAAATGATATGTGATGGTATTGAGAACTGTTTACAATATATAAACAATTTCAATGGTGAAAAATCACAAAACGCGTTCGCGTATGTGACACAAATAATTTACTTTGCTTTCTTGAGAAGAATTCATAAAGAGAAGAAACAAGCGGCGATTAAACAAAGAAGTATTACTCAAGCGGGATATTTATTCGACACCTTTGATACTATAGATGGTGATACAACAGGTATGACTAATAGTTATGTTGATTTCTTACAAGATAACATGCAAGAGATAAATTATAAACCTCGTGGTTCTAAGAAAAAAGAAGACAAATAATATATTATGAAAATAGCTTTGCTAAACGATACCCATTGTGGTGTCAGGAACAACAATCAACAATTTGCTGAATACCAAGGAAGATTTTACAATGAAATCTTTTTTCCTTATTTAGATAAACATGATATCAAACAGATTATTCACTTAGGTGACTATTTTGATCGTAGGCGTGATGTAAACTTCTATTCTTTACATAAGAATCATGAACACTTCATAGAGCCCATGAACGAGAGAGGCATTACAATGGATTTGATCGTAGGTAATCATGATATCTATTTTAAATCAACGAATACTCTAAACAGTCCTGACTTCTTATTACAGAACAAGGATATAAACATCTACACAGATCCAATAACAAAGAATTATGATGGGTTAGATGTTGTATTGTTACCTTGGATTAATGATGAAAATATGGAAGAAGTTCAAGATTATTTAAGTCTGGCCGAGGCGCCAATAGTTATGGCCCATTTAGAAATTACTGGTGGTATGATGCAGCCAGGTCACTTTCATGGTGGTGGTACTCCATCATCATGGTTTAATAGATTTGAACAGGTCTATAGTGGTCATTTTCATCATAAGTCTACAATAGCTAATATAAGATATTTTGGATCACAAATGGAATTCACTTGGAATGACTTTGGTGATGATAAACATTTTCATATATTAGATACAGAGACGCGAGAAATAGAAGCTATACGAAACCCTTTAAAAATGTTTCATAAAGTTTTCTATGATGATACGAATGAAACCTTGATGTCAATCAAGAAAATGAAGTTTGATTATCTAAAAAACGGGTTTGTGAAAGTAATAGTCACAAACAAAAATGAACCATATTGGTTTGATATGTTTGTTGAGAACATTATAAAAGCTAATCCTGCAGATTTAAAAGTTGTAGAGGATCACAGCAATTTAGATGTTTTGAATGAAGATGATTTTTCTGGTGAATCAGAAGACACATTAACAATTCTAACAAAGCATATTGAATCATTAAGTATTGACGGAGATAAAGAAAAACTTGATGTTTTAATGAGATCATTATATACAGAAAGTTTAGATGTACTAGTATGATAAAAATAATACAATTAATAACCGGTGAAATGATATTAGCCGATTTGAATGAAGAAAATTATGAGATAGATAATCCACTCTTTATTCATCAACAGGCTGTAGAAGGCCAAGGACCGAAGGTAAACTTGTATCCTTACAACATTTTGGGAACAGGTAATATAACACTTAATCCAGATTCGGTTGTTTGGACTGTAGACCCAGAACAACAACTATTGAATCAATATCAAAGTACTTTCAGCAGCATAATTACACCACCGAGTCCGAAAGTTACACCGATCAAATGATCAAGAAGCTCATGACTGTAAATCGTTCAGGTGTGATTTATAGTGGAGAATGGGAATGTGAAGGTCACAACTTACGATTCACAATAAAAGATAGCAACTCAGTCAAAGTTACCGATACACTAATTGGTGCTTTTGAGACAAACTCATCATCTAAACTAATGACTTTAGACGATGCAATTCAATTACAAGAAAAATATATAAGTTTAGGATATGATAAAGTTTCATAAAGTAAGATACAAAAATTTTCTATCAACAGGTGATACATTCACCGAGATAGATTTATCAAGAAAGAAAACCTCATTAATAATCGGAGCTAACGGCTCGGGCAAATCAACATTACTTGATGCATTAACATTCGGATTGTTTGGTCGTGCATTCAGAAAGGTACCAAAGACGGCTCTAATCAACTCTATTAATCAGAAACATACAGTAGTAGAAGTTGAGTTCGCGATTGGTAGACAAAAATATAGAGTTATGAGAGCGATCAAACCCAATAAGTTTGAGATATACTTGAATGGTAAGATGTTACATCAGGATGCGTCTGTAAGAGACTACCAAGCGATATTAGAACAACAAATACTAAGGTTGAACTATAAGACCTTTACTCAAGTCGTAGTCTTAGGAAGCTCCTCATTCACTCCTTTCATGCAGTTAAACACTATTGAAAGACGAAATATTATTGAGGACATACTTGATATACAAATATTTACAGTAATGAATGATATTCTCAAACAGAGATACGCGACACTAAGACATCAATTAAACGAGATCAAGACAAATATTCAGATCGGTGAATCAAAGATTCAGAGTCAAGAAGATTCTATGAGAAGACTTGAAGAAAATCGTGATGAAATGATTAGAAAATTTGAAGAAGATATACAAAAATCAGATGAACAAGAAGCCATATACGAAGGTTCGATTGATGTATTTACACGAATGTTAGAGAAACAAAATAATCTTAAAACTGATGAAGATTCTGTTAGAGATAAACTTCAACAAACATTAAGTGATGAAAGAGAATTTGAAGCTGATAGAAAAAAATTCATGAAAGAGTTAAAGTTTTATGAAAATAATGATGAATGTCCAACTTGTAAACAAGATATAGAAACAGAACATAAAGAACATATATGCACAGACACTACATCAAACCTTAAAGAAATTGATAAACAGTTATCAGAAAGAGGCAAACAGGTTTATGAAATCAATGAAAGACTAGAAGAAATAGCCAAGGTATATGCAGAGATAACTAAAATACAAAGTGATATACAGAGAGAACAAAGTCATATTATTGCTGGCCAGAAATATAGAGAAAAGTTGAAAAAACAATTATCAGATTTAGAAGCTCAAGAACATACAGAAGAAGATACAGAAAAGCTTGAGAAGTATAAAAAAGCCTATCAACAGTTAAAAGGTATGGAACGAGATCATATTGATATGAGACATTATTATGATCTAGCTGAAGTTCTACTTAAAGATAGTGGTATAAAAACTAAGATCATACGACAATATTTACCGATTATGAATAAGTTAATTAACAAATATTTGGCTAGTATGGAATTTTTTGTTCAGTTTGAATTAGATGAACATTTCAATGAACAAATCAAGTCTAGATATAGAGACGCGTTTACTTACAGTTCATTTAGTGAAGGTGAGAAAATGAGGATCGATTTGGCTTTGTTGTTTACATGGAGAAGTATAGCCAAGTTGAAGAATTCAGTAAACACGAATCTATTGATATTAGATGAAGTGTTTGACAGTTCTTTAGATGAGGGCGGAACCGATGAATTCCTCAAGATACTAAATACTCTAGGAAATGATACTAATACCTTTATCATTAGTCATAAAGGTGACAGCATGAATGAGAAGTTTAATAATATAATAGAGTTTGAAAAGACTCAGAATTTTTCAAGAGTGGTGTGAATATGAGAATAGAGAAAAATGTTAGTGTTCTTAGAACGCGTATGGGAGTGGTCGTGTGAGAATCCGATTGAGGCATGTTTGATGTTTCTAATTGGATATTGTATAGGATTTTATATATTATAATATTATGATAATTAAAGAAGTGAAAAAGTTACGAGAAAAGGTAACTGAATCTTGGTCATTCGAAAAACCCCCAAAAGATACCACGGAGTTTGCAAATGAACTCATAGAAGCTATGTGGAAAAATTCTGGTCTAGGTGTTTCAGCCAATCAGTTAGGATACAATTATAGAGTATTTGCCATGAGAGGTGAAACTAAAAAAGAGAGTATTGTTTGTTTCAATCCACAGATCAAAGATTTCAGTCCTGAAATGAATACAATGGAAGAAGGTTGTCTTTCTTTACCAGATGTATTTGCTAAAGTAGTAAGACCAGAGCATGTAGCTATATCTTACCACAATAGTGATGGTAAGGAAGAAGGTCAACTAGCGAGTGGACTCACTGCTCGAGTCTTTCAACATGAATTAGATCACTTGGACGGAATACTGTTCATTGATCGAATAGGGGAATTAACTAAACAAAGAGCATTTGATAAAGCTCGTAAGATACAAAAATTTAGAGCTCGAGGAAAACCAAAGTATCAATACAGTACGAAGTTCGCGTTATGAAATGGTTAGATGATTTAATTTCAAAAAGAGCGGGTAAAGATACAGAAGAAGAAATCTACAAAGCTCGGTGGGTCTGGTATCATACCATTCTCGCAGTTGAAATTCTGTTTACTAATATATTATTGATAGCTATTTTAGTAGCTGTATTGTTGAAATGAAACTTCATCATGAATTAAAGAAGTCCAGTAATTCTTTTCTTTCAGATTGTATTCGAGAATACGATAGTATTATACCAAAAGTACTTTGTGACGAACTGATAGAATTCTTTGAATCTAGTTTAACTTTTGATACCGATCTTCCACACAAACAATGTAAAGAGATGCAGTTAGTAGGTGATCCAAGACCCGAAGCTGTACAGTATAAAAATATTTTATTCGATTATCTTTATCCATTAGGAATCAGATATGAAGATGAAGTCAATCAAGAATGTAACAAAGACTATCCGGTCATTGGTCCTACATTTACTGAACACTTTAATACAGGTTTCAGATCATTACAAATTCAAAAATACACACCTGATGATAAAGGATATCCTACTGTTCATGTAGAACAAGGTCCTGATCACGTTAAGAAGTACTTAGCCGCTATTATATATCTCAATGAGGTAGATGGTGGAGAAACAGTATTTCCAATGGGTGGAACAGCAATAGAACCTTCCACAGGTAATGTTGCCATTTGGCCAGCAGGATTTCCTTTCTGGCATTGTGGAAATAAATCAAAATCAGATAAGTATATTCTTACTACCTGGTTTGAATTTCTCTAAAAATCCCGTCAC